CAACAAACCAGATGGGTGATTTAGAAACACAAGTACAAAATTTAAAGGAAGTACTAGATGGTGTTAGTGAAAATAGCAGAATGGGTAAGCTGGGGTTAGTAAAAAATGGATTTTTATCTAAAGGTAAATCATTATTAAAGTTTTTAGATGATTATAATACAGCAGTTGAGAATGGTGTTCGTGTTGCTACATTTAGAGCTTTAAGAAATAGGGGCATGACTTTAGAGAGAGCCGCTGAAGCAGCTAGAGATATTACTGTTAACTTTGCAAAAGGTGGAGAGCAAAAAGCTCTCATGAATGCATGGTTTTTATTTTATAATGCGTCACTCCAGGGATCAATGGCATTGTTTAATGCGGCTGTAAAATCAAAAAGAGTTAGAAAATTTTGGGCAGGTATGATTGTGTATGGCATATTACAAGATCAAGTCAATGCAATACTTTCAGGGGATGAAGATGAAGATGGAATATTAGATTATGATGAGTTGTCTACCTACGAGCTTGAGCATAATTTAATCTTGCCAATAGACTGGGCAACAGGTAGTGGTGACAAGATGTTAAAGATACCTTTAGGCTATGGTCTTAACATGGCAGTAAACACAGGAAGAGCTTTAAGCAGATTAGCAAGAGGAGAATACACAGCAGGGGAAGCTACGAACACTATTCTCGCCACTATGACAGAAATGATAAATCCTTTGGGTGGTACAGAGTCTCTAGTAAACTTCGCCGCTCCTACAATAGCTGATCCATTTGTTAGCCTTTACATTAATAAAGATTACAAGGGCGATCCAATAACAAAAGATTCGCCTACCTTCGCATCAGTTCCAACACCTGACTCACATAGTCACTGGAGTACAACTGGAGTAATACCAAAGGCTGTCGCACAAACAATTAATAGTATAACAGGTGGAAATGAATTAAGGTCAGGTCTTGTTGATATGTCTCCTGATACAATACAATTTTGGTTTGATTATGTAACAGGTGGTGCAGGAAGATTTGTTTTAAGAACTGGAGAGACAATGATCTTTGATGTTCCTGAGATACTTGCAGGAGATTTTGAGGGCAAGATAGTGCCAAGAATACCACTTGCAAGAAAGGTTATTGCCACACCATCTGAGATCGCAGACACTGGAACTTATCTTGAGAATAGAAAAGAGCTATTCACGATCTTTGCAGAGCTAGACTTAGCTAGACGAGCAGGTGACGTAGAAAGATTAAAAGATGTAACATCGAAATACGCTGAAGAGTTGAGAGTGTATGGCAGAGTAAAAGCGATAGACAACGCCAGAAACAGATTGCTCAGACAAATAAAAAAGATTGAAAGAAATCCTAGACTCGAAGATGAGAGAAAGAAACAGTTAATTAGAAATATAAGAAAGAAGATTAACGAGTTTCAGAAACAAGGATTAGTGTTGATGCGATCAGCAGGACTACGAGAAGCAAGTTAATATGGTTTAAAAAGCGTGCACGCTTTCCTGAGAGGTTATTTAGACTTTTCCTCTATCAACTTAGTCAAATACCATTGAGCCTTCTGTAGGTCTTCTAACTGCTTTTTATGGCTATACTTATTCTTATGTCTGTATCTCCAAACATATTTCATGATGTTACCTTGTAGATAGAACTCAAAGCCATCTCCTAAAGCCGACTTGATTGCATCTATGGTTTCTATCTCGCCATTGTTGTAGTGGGGTGGTTTGTTTACTAAATCTTTCATGTTGTTACCTTATGTGGTCTCATTGACCTGACCTTTAATTCGTTTTCCATCTTACCGATAGTTGCTTCCAAGTATCTATTTTCTTTAGCAACTGGATGCATGTATTTATAAACATCTAAATTTGGGTGTTCTGTATTAAGTTTTTCCTGATAAAATTTCATACTCAATACAAACAACTCTATTTCTTTAGAGCTTAGTTTTAAATGTGACATATTATCTCCTATAGCTTTATTGATCTCAGGTTAGCGTGATAGGTTCTCCAAGTCTCTATCTTCGCCATTTGAGCCTCTCGTTTAAACCTTAACCTCTCGTAATTGTAAGTAGCATTTCTCACTGCCTTTATTTGTTCTTTCATTCTGTCATCTGAATAGGCTTCTCTTTCTTGTGCAGACACAGACATATCAGCATGCTCTTTCATTATCTGAGCCTTAAGAGATTTAATATACGCTTCCATATAAACCAAATTAGCTTTGGCAGTCGCAATAGTATCAGCACTATCTATGAGCCAGTGAACTGCTTTATCTACATCTTTATCATCAATCATCATTCTTCTCCAATATAGGACTTGACTTAATACTTAAATCATCTCCATCTTCTGCTTCAAAAAACATCTTTGTGTGACACATAGGGCATCGATAACCTATCATCAACTTTAAGTTATCTATTTTTACACCAAATCTTGTTAATGCAATTTTGCATCTCTCACATAATCTAATCATCATAGCCTCCAAAAGTGCATGTGAACTTTTTTTATTTTATCTTAATTGCTGCGTGAAACTCATCAATATTAACATTAGGATGGAACTTAATACCATATTCCTCTCTTACTTGTGCTAAGTAATCCTTGTCTTCCTTGGTTAGTTTTCTCTCATAATATCCATTACACACACAACAGTTTTTGCGTTTTAAGTTTTTAACAGTAGCAACGTATGTATCCTCGACATCGTAATAATGTTCTTCGTAATTCATATCTTCCATATTCATTTTATCCCATGTTCTTTGTGATGACATGTTATGCATAACAGTCTACACTTATTGATTTCTTCTTTAATTCTTTTCATAGAATGATTTTTACCAACCATCCTAGATATATTGGCAACTTTTGTTCTTGGGTCTATGTGATGAAAATGTAGAATGTCAGGGTTTTCATTGTATCCACATTTGCTACATCCCATCATCTTTTTGTATTCTTGTATTTGTTGTCTTTTCTTTGTCTTGTTTTTAGCATTCAAGATATTGTGTGCTTTCCTAATCTTCTTAACTTTGTAATTAAAGTTAACTATAAAGGCATCCATCTCAACTTGTCTCTCATCTACGATCTTACAAAGTCTAGAATGGTAGCTTTTCCAACTCTCGTTAGCTCTTCTCATAACTTGTTGACTTTTACACATTCGCCTAACACTACATTGTGGTAGGGTGGGAGTTCTTTGGCACGATAATAGATCAACCTCATTTGGCACTCCTTTTTCGTTTCAAACTCCCAATCAAACATGTGAGTAAAGCAGGCTTGTTTAGCTTCTCCGTTTGCTATCCAAGCACTGCATATTAACGCCATCGCTTTAAACATTATATTCCTTTCAACAAATCTTCAAAATCCAATTGATTTTTATCTTTTATGTATGGCTCAAACTCTATATCAACTAGTTTGTATGTGCCTTTATAAAAAGATTGTATCTCTTTTGGATTAGGTTTTAATTGAGAAAGCTCGTCAGTGGTCAGCTTCATGTACTGACCATTGTGACGAATAACCATGCCACCTTGTGCCATAGCCTTTTTGATTTCGTAGTCTCTAACAGAAACATACTTGCCTTGCCAAAGTTTCTTAACTAACTTTTCTAACATATCAATTGTCGCTTTCTTATTCAGTTTGCCTTGATCTTAACCAGTCATCAATATCTTTCTTAAACCATCTTCTTGCATGTTGCTTGTTACCTTTAGAAATATTGTAACTCTTTGGGAAGCTAGGGTCTTCTGAAATTAAATCGTAGATATGTTTTCTTGTACAGTTTAAATACTCAGCCATATCTTCGTGAGACAACATTCGATCATTGTGTTTTTCATCGATCATTTTAACCTCTACATTATGTCGCTAAGATCGTCAGGTATTTCGTCAGGTTTTACGTCAGTCTTCTCTTCGACCTTTGTTTCTTCTGATTTGGATCTAGGATTATACTCCACATACTTATTGGTAACTATGGATAAAAATGCACCTTTCTTGCCCATCTTTCTCCATCCTACAAGACTAGCTTTGAGATATGGCACTTGTTCCAAAGACAAGTTATTTTCTTCCATAGCTTTTTTATTCTTTTTGTATTGAGTAACAAGGTCTTCAAAAACCTCTTCGCTTATATCTATCTGACCACTATAGTCAATCTTGCCACCAGTCTTTGGAAACAATGCTCCACTTGGTGGGTACTGTCTTAAATTATCACTCATTATTTTCTCCTTTATTTTGAGTTTCTTTTATTTCTTCAAGCCTATCAGCAAACAATTTTTTGATAGGCTCAAATTCATCAGGTTGATTATTCTTAATAGGCTCTAGTAAAGTTTTATTAGATATGTAAAAATTTCTTACATCTTCTTTGGTTTTTTTTCTAGGAAGAAATACTTTAACTGCTTCCGTTACAAACTCCAATGTTGATGCATCTAGTTTTTCTACACTGACAACTTTTGCATTGTTAGTCTTAAAATCTTCAGCTTCTTCTTCACTGTACATGTCTCCATGCACACCTAATAATTTTAAGATAACTCTGTCTACTGCTCTCTTCTCTGCCATTGCATATGGATAAGTGCTTTGTTTAGCATAAGTCTTATAGTTGTCAGGACTTACCTCGCCAATAGACCAAGCAGTATTTTTGCCTTTGCCATCATCGATATATCCTTTTACAACTAGAGAAACTATTTTCTTATCTGTATCACTTTCAAGAATAGTAGGTGGATCAAACCACATGCCAAGATGAGCAGATATCTTTTCTAATGCTTTGTGTTTTATAATCAGAACATTTTTATTCTGAGGTAAACTCCACACTGCACTATTCTTGTCATCGCTCATGTCAACTTTCTCGCCAACCTCTGACAATAGCTTTTTCAATTTCTCATTAAGTTGTGCCATCGCCAACTCCAGTGCAAAATATTTCTGTGCTATGACAATCTGTGTGCTTGTTATCGATATAAGTTCTCTCGAATGTCATCTTCTTAATTCTATTGCCATCCTTTTTATAAGTTATGATTTCTTGTTTGATGATGTTCTCAGGATCATCTTCAAAGAACTCTTTATCTAGAACTTTATTAATCTTGCACATACCTCTTGTTGGTATGTAACATAAATCATCTTCGTACATTACTTGCCACCAAACAATATTGATTTAATAGCTTTAAAAAAAGCAACTATAGAATTATCTTTTTTCTTACTAGCTTTCGCAGTAGCTTCTCTTATATGATCTTCATATGTCTTAGGCTCTGTTGGAACATATGCTTCATTCTGAGGTGTGCTTGGATCGTCTGCTACGAAGCGACCTTTTTTAGTTCTCGCTCTTCTTAGCTTCTTCTCTTTTTCAAGAGTTTTCATTAGCTCTTGTGTCTTCTTTTTTGGCATTGCCATCTCCTTTATATTGGTTACAAAATTCAGCAACTGAACAATAGTTGCCCTTACATCGTGTGTATTCTCCACTACGAATTTCTATATTTAGTTTAGATTTCTTTGCATATGCTTTGTCAGTTTCGTTGTGCCAATCAATATATTCTTTGGCTTCTTTCTCACTATTTAAAACTCTCAATGCTCTCTTCTGACCACTCTTCATTACTGCATATGTATCATTCTTTTTCCATCTCTCTTCGTCACTGCAAAGACCAAAGTCATTGCCTATATCAAAAGATATCTGTGCTTCTTGATGTTGTTCTATTCTTTCTTGCACATACTTTTCTCTCTCTTCAAAAGACCACAGAGGTATGTGTTTAACTTGTATTGGAGATTGTGGTAGTGATGGGTCTTGTTCTGCTTTTCTTTTATTCCAATCTCTAGCGATCACAACGATGTTAATATCTTTGACTTTCACTCCTTTAACTTTTTCTACTAGGTAAGCATAGCAGTTAAGTTGTCTGTGCCATTCAATCTTATCAAAGACCAAAGACCACATGGATGTAACCTTGTAGTCAAATATAGAAACTAAACCATTATTAATCTCTTGCCTATCAATCGCACCTGACAATCTCCAACCATTTACATTTGTAAATAATCTCTCTTCAGTTATAATAGTTTGATCTATAGGGGCATTTTCGTGAGAGGTTTCTAGAATTGAATGTACAGCAGTTCCAAACAATGACCACACCATATCAACTGCATCGATCTCCATTTGATCGTCATAGTGTTCTTTCATTATTCTTACTTTTGGACTATCAATTAAAGAGGTCACAGATATATCTGCGTTACCTCTGCTATATTTATCTGATCTTGCAAAGTCCAAGAAAGACTGTGGCAAGTTTGTCTTGTTTGTTATTCTCAAAATTATCTCCTACTAAAACGTATACAACAAGGGTAAATATATGTCAACAACTATAAATAAATGTACTAAATTTGTTATAGATGGAGAGCCTGCAAGTAAGAGTAACGCTAGAAAACTGGTGCATGTCAAAGGTAGAATGTTATTTATTAAATCAAAAAAAGCACTGCAATATGTAAAAGATTTTGACATTCAATGCCCATCATTAGAAACTCTTTACAATCAGGATGTTATGGTTGAGATGATTGTCTTTTACAAAACAAGAAGACCTGATTTGGATGAGAGTTTAATTTTAGATTGTATGCAAGGTAAAATTTACGAGAATGACAGGCAAGTTAAACAAAAGCATATATACTGGGGCTTGGACAGGGAAAGACCAAGAACGCACATCAGAGTCACACCTTTGGAGACATGTAGTTTGCCAAGCGATTTCTGACTTGTACCTTGGGGATCACAGAAAAAAAGCAAGCATCATTCACTGGATGCGATCTAAAGATTTTGAAATTTGTTGCGAATTTGCTTGCCTTAATCATGAAAATCTGAAATTGTATCTCAAGGAGATAATTTTGGGTACGCCATTAGATGCTAGAGTACTTGGCGAAACTCTCAAAAGAACAATAAAAGCGTATGATAGTGAAAGCTACTAGTTATAACTATTATACCTAACTAGTTATATAATATAACTAGTTATATATTATATAACTATAAGGGAGATAGTAATGGAAGAGATTATAAGACTGAAAGCTAATTATTTAGGAGATGGGCAACACAAAATAATCTGCCCCTCATGTAATCAAACTCGTAAAAAGAAAAATCAAAAAACTTTGTCTGTTAAAGTAAATTCAGATAGTATTGTTTATCAGTGTTGGCACTGCTCTGCATCAGGAGAGGTCAAATATAATTATAATTCTAAGAGAGAGAGTAAAGTAATAGATATGTTTGAGGTAGATAGGGCAAAGGAAACATGGCAAAATTTAGGCAAGTCTGCCATGTCTTTTTTGAAAAACAGAGGGATAAGCGAAAAGACTGCCACACACTTCAGCATAAAACAAAAAAGAAATTACATCGCTAACCTTGGGGATGTTGATTGTGTTGTCTTTCCATATGGCACGGATGAAAACATTTCATTTGTAAAAATTAGAAGTTGTGAGGGCAAGGGTTTTGCTAGCCAAGGAAGTGCTGATCAATTTTATAACATCGATGTTATCGATGAGATTATTAAATCTGAAAAGAAAGAATTGGTTATTTGCGAGGGCGAAATGGATGCCTTATCTTATCATGAAAGTGGCATAACAAATGTTATATCAATCCCATCAGGAGCAGTGGCAAAAATTGCTCATGGCAAGACGCTTCCACACGAGGATACTAAGTTCAAATTTATATGGAATGCCATAGATAAAATCAATGAAATCAATAAGATAGTCCTATCTATGGACAGTGACGATGCAGGCGTTGCCATGTCTGAAGAGTTGGCAAGAAGACTAGGTAAACATAGGTGCTATAAAGTTCGCTATCCTGAAGATTGTAAGGATGCAAACGATGTGTTACAGCGTCATGGAAAAAAAATTTTAGCAGAGCTACCAGACAAAGCCGAGCCATATCCAGTGAGTGGGTTATACAATGCTCAAAAGTTTGCAAATCAATTGATGGATATTTATGACAATGGTCATGGCACTGGGGTGTCAACTGGGTATGAAAATTTAGATGAATTATATACGATAGTACAAGGTCAGCTATCTATTGTAACTGGTCATCCATCGTCAGGAAAATCAGAATTTATAGATCAAGTTATGTACAACATAGCTAAAAAAGATAACTGGAAATTTGCAGTTTGCTCTTTTGAAAATGAGCCACGAATACATATCGCTAAACTCATCAGTAAACATTTAGGCAAACCTTTTTTCAAAGGTGCGACAAACAGAATGTCCAAGGAAGAATTAAAAGAGGGTTTGGATTTTGTGCGTAAGCACTTTTTCTTTTTGTATCAGGCAGATGGTTCGCTATCTACTATCGACAGTATTATTGAAAGGCTCAAGATATCTGTGCAAAGATATGGTTGTAGGGGTGCTATCATCGATCCTTATAACTACATCTCAAAACACAAGATGGATAAAGAAACAGATTGGGTTAGTGAAATGCTATCTTCGTTGAGGTCTTTTGCTCAAGCACACGACATACATATTTGGTTTGTCGCTCATCCAACAAAGATGATGAGAAGAGAAGATGGAACTATAGCAGTTCCAAGAGGTTATGACATCTCAGGCTCTGCAAGTTTTTTCTCTAAAGCAGATTGTAGTGTAACTATAGACAGACCTGATCCATCGAAAACAACACAGACAGATGTTCATATTTGGAAGTGTAGATATAGTTGGGTTGGCAAACAAGGTAAGACTAGTTTCACATATGATAGGGTTAAATCTAGGTACGATGTTTACGATAATGATAGTATGCTTGCACCTAAGAGTACTTGACACCTAGCTTCGTACAGTTTATTTATTAATAATAATATTCAGAATCTCAGTAGTTCTCAATATTATCTCCAAAAATATGCCACTAGTGACCTTTCCCACTAGTGGCTTTTTTTATCAGCTCCAACTGGTAAAAAGTTCGCATGCACTTTTTATTTTTTTTATTTCACCAGATCCTGGGTCTATCGCCTCGATCCCTGGCACGGGACTGGACACAAAAAAAATTTTATTTTCTCGCAGCAGCTAGCTTCGATCATCTAATTTCGACACGCAGCTACCTTCGCTGCGTAAAAATTTATTTTATTTTTCACGGCTGGTTGGGCAAAAAAGCTATCTACGGCAGTTAGGAAGTTTCCTGAACGCAAAATAAAAATTTTTTTAAAAATGCTGTTTGCCAACTTGGCAAACTTTTCTTGGAAATTTCTGAAATTATATTGATTTTTGTTGGGGGAGTGTTGCAGATATGCAACAAAGGGGAGGGAATAGAGGGCATTACTGCCCCCTAAATTATAATCATTCTTTATCAAGTTCAAGGAATATTCCTTTGCCATAATCATCAAAGTAATCTTTGACATGGCTATAAATATCCATGTGCAATTGTGTCATATCGTAGAAAAGACTATCTTCTACAGATGTATCTTTATCAATTGCTCCACTCTTAACTTTTGTCTTATGCAATTTCTCAGCATCAACATAAAAATATAGAGTAACTTTTTCTTGATAGGTTTTTTTACTTATTCGCATATTATCTCCTTATTTAATATCGCCACTAAACATAGTTAAAAACAAACCTATCAGCACAAAACTTGCACCAATAACTGCTAATAACCAATCAAGTGGAGACATGGTTGCGATAGTTGTATTTGTATTTAGTAGTAGGATAGTTCCCACTACTAAATAAAGATATGATATTAGGAGCAAGCCTAATCGAATAGCTTTCAATCTAGTCATGATATCTCCTTTTCCCACTGCTCAATTGTATTGAATAATCTCTCAGCATTTTCTTTTCTATGACGAAATGCTTCAACATCATCACAAACGTCTTCCCAATATTCTCCATCGTTAATACGTTTTTCAATTTTTTGATATGTGGTAATTTCATTTATTAACCAAGCATTAACTTTGTTTAATAAATGTTCTCGAATTTTAGAGGTTCTTCTAGAGATTTCTAGTTGTTTCTTTAACTCTTCAATTAACTCTTCTCTCATATCTGATCCTCTATATAAGATAAAAGACTTTCAGCTAATTCTCCTCTACCAATGATGACATCATCGCCACCACCATAAAGATAAGTGTCAGAATTTTTATACTCCTCAGTGTCTTTTACCTCACTTTGTAGCCATTGTCTGACGTTAGCCAATATTCTTTGAGATGTTTCTTGATCGATCAATTTCATATCAAGATTTTCCTCACGAATTTTTTCTTCAATTTCTTCATTAGTAATTTTTACCAATAGTATCTCCATAGTTAAAGTTAATGAATGGTTTCTATATCTTTAGTTAATCATTGAATTACGAGTGAAGACTTTTAATAGGTATGCCATGCCTTATTTTAGAGTGAGGGAGCAAAGCAACCTACAGATATAGCATCGAGGAGCAACCATTCCATGCCCCTTAGAATAGGAGTTTCACTCAACCTCAAACTCTAGAGAGCATTAAGTATCTGTAAGTTACTCTTTGCTATCTTTTGTTCTATCATTCTTCCAAGTCTTCTTTTCTCATTGAAAGTCAACTCATGATATGGCTTTTCAATGCCACTGATTGCAACTCTTGGAGTGGTATATTGTCCTAGGAATTTATTATCACTAGCATTCATGTCTACCTCTCCACTAGCTTCATCAGTTTCAAAAGTTGCTATTGTATATAAGACTTTTCTATCAACTTTATCATGCTTGGCAGTATAACCTACTGCTTCGTAAAGTTTGATATTAGGATTGGCACTGATATTTCTATCTTGTTTTAGTAGCTTTACGTCAGCTATAAAAACACGATTTTTGTTAATCTCAGTATCGTTCCTAGCAAAACCTTTCATATACACTTTGTAAAAGAATGTTGGACTAATTTGTAAAACTTGAGGATCATGATATCCACCTTTACCACTAGGCTCGTTAAACTTATTGAAACCTATAATGGCTTGGATGTTTTTGACATCAATACAATCAAACTTTACTGATGTTCTTTGGAATATGCTATTCCAAACAAAGCTAGCAGTTCTTAAAGAAGCGATACCATGTTTTAAATACATGCTTTCATTCTCTAATCTAGTATTAAAATACATCCTAGCTAGCTTCTTAGCTTTGATAAACTTACTTAAATTACCTTTAGTGACGTAACAATTTTGAGCAATAGCTTCGCCTTTATTAAGATCATTAAAGTATTTTACCACCTCTTTAGCTTTTGGATTTTTGCATAGATCACAAGTGCAAGGCTCGTCTGCATTTTCTACATGCTCGCCCCTAGACATTCTACTTTCGTCACTTGAATATCTGTAACCATTTCTGAAATCAGTTGCGATTTCAAATTTCTTTACAGAAAAGTCACGATCATCGTTGTATGCTTTAGTAAGCAATCGATAACCTCGTTCTCTATATCCCTCAGACAACATCCTTAAAGTTTGATCAGTTAATTGATCTCTATGCATAAAGTAAAATACTCTATGCATGAACTTATCTATTCTATTGTTGTGTAGAAAAGACCTACAATCCAACAATGATCTATAGTATTGACTAGATGTAAATCTCATAGTCTCTACTTGATCAAAGTTGTTATTTCGTTTGGATGTAAAACAACCTTTATACTTAAATGCCATTGTTAAACACCTACTTTCATAGTGTGCCAACAATGTTCTAAATACTTAGCTTCAGACATTTTGCCCTCGCTTCGTAGCTTTGCAATGTTAACATAAACTACTCGCTCAAGTTCAATACATGCTTCCCTAAAGCTAGGTCTTGGTTGTCCATCTTCTAATCGTAAGTCTTTTGTATTTTGATCTGTATTCATCAATATAATCTCCTTGTTTATTGAATTGCTGATTTCATAGTTTCCTAATCATCAGTGGGAATACACATTCCCATATCAGCTAGATAAAGTTCATGTGAACTTTTTATTTTTTTTCCTAGGCGTGCAGGACAACCTGCAAGCCTAGAAATTTAAATATTATTGAATATAGGTAATCTCTCCACAAGGTGGATTACAATAATCATGCTTTGGTTGAGAAGATATCCAAAGCAAAGGCTTATCAAATTCTCTAGGATAGTCATCGATCCACATATCTGAGAAATAAACTAATGTATCAAACTGAACATTTTCATCCTCAAGATATCTAAACACTGGCTGAACTTTTGTTCCACCTCTACCACTAGAATTTAAGTCTTTGATCTCTTCGCCTTTTTCATATCTTTCAACATGTCTTATCATGCTATCACATGAAATAACTGTTACTGATGTAGGATGC